TTGTTCTATGTCGAACTTACGAGTATTCTTATAGTTCCTATTTAAGTCCACTTCTCTTTGGTAGTTTTAGTTTTTTGGCATAAAAGTAAAGAGTTCTAGTTCCCATGCCTATACCAACTGCAACGTCAGTAATCTCGTTAAACCTTGCCGTATCATACCATGCTTTAGTAACGATACGTTCTTTCATGTTCTCAATGTTAAGGTCTTCACCTTCTTTTAATTCCACTTCAGCAAATTTTTGGTACTTGTCATTCATGTTTTAGTGTTTATAGTCTTCAAATGTGGTTGTTTCTCCAATAAATCTTACAGCTAGGTTGCCAGTCCTTCCATGTCTATTCTTTTCTACCTTAACGATAACTAGGTCATCAGGATTGTACTCTTTACCACCTATTTCTATAGAATCTTTCATCTCGTAGTAAGATGGTCGCATAAGCATAATAACAATGTCAGCGTCTTGCTCTATACTACCTGACTCTCTAAGATCGGATAACATTGGTAGCTTGTCAGCTCTTTCCTCAACCTTTCTAGATAACTGCGATAAAGCAATAATAGGCACTTCCAACTCTTTGGCTAAGGCTTTAAGACTTCGGCTAATGTTACTAACCTCTTGCTCTCGGTTCTGGTTAGCCTTACCTTGTCCACTCATTAACTGAAGATAGTCTAAGAAAATAATCTTAATACCATACTTCTGCTTTAAAATGGTAGCCTTAGCTCTGAGTTGTGAGATACTGATTCCTCCAGTATCTTCTATGTAGATGGGTGCTGTGATTATTTTGTCATCTGTCTTTAAAAGTACCTTTCTTTCGTAATCATTCAAATTATTCGTTCTAAGGCTTTTTAAGGGCACTTGACTTGTTATTGACTCTAACCTTTCAACTAACTGCTCGGAGCTCATTTCAAGGCTAAAAATAGCCGTAGGAACGTTATTTAGGATAGCTAAGTGATAAACACTTGAAAGCATCATTGCAGTCTTACCAGCTCCTGGTCTTGCAGCAATAATACAAAGGTCAGGTTTACACCACCCAGCAATAGTTTGATTTAGCTCTTGGAATCCTGTATTAAAGCCTAATAACTCCCCATTCTGTGCCTTATCACGAGCATAGTTTATAGACATAACTACATCAGTTATGGTTTTTTCGTAGATATTGCCATATTCAAGTAAACCTATAAGTTGACTATTTAAGTCAGAAAGTAAATCTATAGCTTGACTATCATTGTCAAGACATTGATTCTCAGCTATCCTAAGTACTTTATAAGCTTCACGCTTCTTATACATCTCTATAACAATCTCAATATGCGTGTTAATATGATGACTAGAAATTACATTATCAGTTAACTTTGATAGGTAATAAGCTCCACCAATATCTTGGATTTCCTTGTCTTGAGAAAGTTTTTGAGCTACAGTAGAAAGGTCTATAGATACATTGGTATCGTACATTTCTTTAATAGCGTTAAAGATTTTTTGGTGCTTTAGATCGTAGAATATCTCAGTTTTTAGATGACCAATAACCAATGGTATAGTCCTTTTGTCTAAAAGTAATGCCCCAAGTATGTTAGATTCAATATCTAATGCTTTTGGTAAATTTATAGCAATCATTTAAGTTTAATTTGTGTAGTGATTTTGTTTGTAGGTACATCAGATTGCTGATTAAATTTAGAACTATTCTTTTTCCAAGTTCTTACAGTAGCCTTCCAATCTTTCATGGGATTTTTACCTATTAACCAACCATTAGAATCATAATGGTCTAAGAAGTAAGAAGGATCAAGAGTTAAAAAGCCTATTTCTTTAGCATATAAGTCTATCTCATTAGCTGTTGGTCTTATAAACTTAGTTTTCTTATAATTTAATTTAGTATTAATTGTATTAGTATTACTTATAGGGGCACTTTCACCGACTTCGGCATTTATAGAACTCGGTGATTTATCATCTCGGATTGCTGGTGTATCATATACTACATGATTCCATCCAGTAAACCTTCCAAGCTCATTTATGACCTTTACTGACAAAATATAGTTCTTGGTTTGTAATCCTTTAAAAACTCTGTCTAGTTGACCTTTAGTGCAACCTAATCGTTCATGTAGGTTAGTTTTATAAACTACCCAATCATGTCTCATACTAAGCAAGTAAATTAATAATCCTCTCTCCTCTAATGTTAATTCGACATTCCTAATAATTTCGTTGTCGATGGCAGTGTACTTTTCAGCCGATCTGCTCTTAACAATCATTCCTGTATTCATAAAATAAAAGTGCCCTATCAAATTCCCCCCAGTCGGATTGGGGGTTCATATCAAGGGCAATAAGTTCTTAATGAGTATCCGACACTCAAGACAAATATACTACTTATCCCTAACTATTCTAAAAATTACATCCCTATCGTTGTGTGTAAATCTACGCTTCAATGTAGGGTTTAAAGACTTTTTTATTGAGTCTTGTGGTATGTTTGTAAATCTTGAAGCTCTAGCCATTGATTTAAATAATACTTCGCTTTTATCATCAATATAAATCATCCTTACTGGTACATTATTCTCCAATCCTCCAATCTCCATCATGTTTATTTGTTTATAAGTTTATAGAATAAGGTCTTGCCTAATTCCCAAAGTGCTATAGTTAAAATTATAGTCATAAGTTAAAATAACCACCCCAAGTTTTTTATAAATTACTATCAGGTTATAAATATTGGTATCTTGAGGTGGTAGGGGATTTTTACTTCTTTAAATTAATCTTAAAGGTTGTTGTACTAATTCTAGGAGCTGGGTGTACCATCTCCCCAGTTTCAGGATCAACCATAGCAGTAGGTAAGGTTCTTAGCATCCTTTCCCTTTCCTTAATAGCAAATCTTATTGATTCTAATTGCTCATTCATCTTGCCCCAAGTATAATCTTGGTCATAGATATACTTGACTCCTGATTCAAACTTAGACATTTCGCTTCCTAAGACCTCAGCCTTGCCTCCAGGATACTTACTAAGCTCATCTAGTACTAAATCCTTTAAATCAGCTCTAATGCCTTCTAAAAGCTGTACAACAGCCTCTGATTTGACAAGAAGCTCAAGTGGTGACTCACCAGTTTCTGTAAAGTGATTTACTATCTGCGTTTTGATTAACTCAATTGCAAATTTGTTCGGTTCTATAGAACTTAGTTCTACTTTTGGTAATAATGTTAGGTTCATTTTATTTTAGGTTTTCTTTTTTCATTTTTAATACCTTCATCAATGTTTCATCAGCATCAAATGTTTGCTTATATCCATAATAAACATCTGTTAGCTGCTTTAATTTAGTACATTGAGCTATTTCCATCATTATTTCTTCTCTTGTAGGTTGTTCCTCTAAGATTTCAGCTACAACTGTTTGTACTGGCTTTGAGGGTTTTTTTGGCTCTTCATGTACACTAGCACCAGTTTGCACTGTCGCAAAATCCATCTCCTCAGCAGGTGTCGCTTCAAATCCAGCCGCTTTCATCAACCAAGCTAACTGATTACGGAAAGCCTTACCTACTGCTCTAGTCTGTGCCATAGATAAGATAGCATACTCATCAAAGAATTTTTTGCTACCCTCTTTGTTAGAGCATATTGCGATACCTACAGATACCAACTTATTGTCTTGGTACGATCTAACTTCGCAAGTAGCCATGTACTTAACTTCATTCTCACTTGATAAGTCTTGTACGCTTGTAATGATAGGAAATAAGCCTAATGAAGCTCCAGCCATCTGCCATGCTTCTACGTTACAATAGTCCTTTCCTTTAATGTTAGATACTAAGTGTGCATCCTTTACAAAGCGTTTAAGCTCGTTAGATAAGGATAACATAGAGTCCTTGTTAACCATCTGGTAACTAGGTGCTTGAATCTGTGTGTTAGTTGTTTGCAGTTCCATTTGTTATTTGGTTTAATTTGGTAAAAAAAGTGGCTTGTCTTCTTGGGTATTCATCCCACATCTTAACAAGTGCCATAACAGTCTCAAAACTTGATTGGCTATAATTAATGTTGTGGATGATTTTAGCGACAAAAAGTCTTTTGTCTGTTTCGTTTAACTCTGCGAATGATGATAGCATAATGTTTAGTTTGTTGTTAAAATATTAAGTTTTTTGTTATTTGTGTGTAATCCTAATGTTTGTTGTACGTCTAAGAACTGAGATTTATAAAACTTGATACACTCTATGTCATTTTGGAATGTTACAAGTCCATGAATAACTGTAGTGTGATCTCTGCCAAAAGCTTGTGCTATTTCTTTTAGTGTCATCGAAAAATAACGTCTAAAAATAAAATAACACATATTTCTACCAAAAACCAAGTTTTTACTCCTGTTTGGCGTAAGTAACTTATATCTATCAATTTTCATAACTTCACATACCGTTTTAATAACTTGGTCAAATCTTACTTCTGTTTGTTTTAGTCCTGGCATAACGTAATAGCTTATTTCTGATGCTCCCATATTTGGTTTTTAAGTAGTTCAAGTTTTTTGTCGTAAAAGGTTTTTATCAGCTCTGTCATCTCGTAGTCATTGTTCTTTAGTCTAGTTTCAATAACATAACGACTGTAGCCAGTGATTTCCATAATTTTTTTCATGTCGCCATATTTAAAAAGGCTTTTGTGGTCTTTGATTTCTAACATTTGTTTATTTGGTTTTAAAGTGATTAATGTGCCTATCTATTCCTGTAATCGCTGCATCTAAAGATCCGTAATAACTAGCTCTCCAGTAATACCATTTGCCATGTAGGATTTGGTTATCCCAAGTGATATACATCCCTTTGTAGGTGTATTGTTTTGACATTCGTCCGTTACTGTTGACATAGGTAAACTCTTCTTTGATACCTTTCTTTTTTTGTTCGAGGGTTAGTTTCAGCATTTTTTTTGTTTTTACTCTTGTAGGGTTTTTGTTTCTAATATTTCTGTTGTTCTAAGGGGCAATCCTTCGGAAAGTTTTTGGAATATAGCATAAGCTATATCTCTTTTAGTGCTGATGCTTCCACTAACGAATACGCCATCTTGCTTAGTAAAATAGATTGTGTCATTTAACAACTGATCTGTCTCTTGTACAAATTCAAATTTCATAGGTTTTTTGTTTTGTTTATAATTGTTTTGTAAAATTAAGAAGTTTTTGGATATCTTTTGAAGTTTTTTGCTAATATTTTGTTAAATAATGCAAGAATTTAGTATCTCATAACACAAATCTTCTGGTATTTTACTTCTCTCGTATGAACCTTTAAGTCCTTGTGTGCCAGTTTTTGATCCTCTGGGTGCAGCTACATGACATGGGTCGCCATTTTTACACATTGGTCTTGGAATCCATTTTGTACTGTTAGTCCAGATGTCTGTGGGCTTCATCCTTGTATCTCCATATTGACAATATGTTACGCCTTGTCTTGGAAGATCCGCCATTATAGGCATCTTTCTAAGCATCCCTCTAGGATTTTCTATAAAAAAATAGGTGGGGTTAAAATGCTCAATTATTTCAAGGGTTTTTTGGACTAGTTGTAGACCAAATTTAGCTCTGGGGTTTTTGGGGACGTAATCATCGCCGACCTTAGTCCAGTTTTTACCAATGGCAGCCACGCTAAACGCAGTACATGGACAAGATGCCCAAATGATGTCTGGCTTAAAAGGGATTTTTGTTGGGTCAAAATCCAAAATGTCGGTAACGTAATCTATTCCACCGAATTGCTCAATGTCGCTTGAGTAAACGTCAAAAGCAAGTCTATCAGCTACTTTGCCAATAGACCTGCTTCCTGCAAACAGCTCTAATACTTTCATTTATAATTCGTTTATCATATTGGCAATAGCTTCTATCAAATCATCTTTGGTCATAGGCTCTTGACCTTCCTCGTCAGCGTCCCAGCTACCGTTCCAATCTAGTTCATAAGCTAGTTCCATTAACTCATCTCTATTAAGTTCTTGTAAATTAACTTTACTTAGGTCAATGTTTTGAAATACTTGTTTTGTAATAATGTGAACTAAAAGTTCTTGTGCTTCTTCTATCTGATATTGCTGAATTGGCGAAATATCACCTCCAACAGTCATATATTTTTCATGTAAAGCAGCAAAAATTGATTCTGTTGATGCTTCAATCATTTTGATAGCATCGATTTTGATTTGTGATTTTAGTGGTTTCATTTTGTTTAATTTGTTTGTATGATATAAAATTGTTCGTTGTACCAGTGAATAAAAGTAACGTCTTCGCCATTGTACTTATTGTTCTCAATCCAAAGTTCTTCTTTCATGTAATTATTAGCATCATTGATTGATACTATGTCTGATTTAAAAAAGGTTTTTTCGCCCTCTGATTTAGCAAACTCTTGTAACAATGGTTCTAACTTTGTGATGTCATTGTCCGATGTGTATTCACTTCGTTCAAGTAATAAGTGGAATTTTGTGTTCATGTTTTAGGTTTTTTGTTTGTATTAAAGTTTAAAAATATATAAAAGTTTTTGTCCCACCAAATTTTTGTTAGGTTTTTGTCAAAGATTTTTGTGGGTTTTTTGGGGAGTTTTTGCATAGGGTTTTTGGCACAGGTTTTTGGCATGACATAGGATCTTCAAATGGCAAAATCAATGGCACAACATCAATGTTGCAACATGGACTTATTAGCCATATATTGACAATATGAACAGAATCAATTTAAACGTCCTTTTTAGACGTTTCTAGCCTGTTTAATATGTTAGTAAGGTAGTTACATTATTTTGTATTTTTAGTGTCTTATTTTGGATTATTTTGCCAAATATTCGTTTTGCTTAATTTGGGCTATCCTTTCGGCTAAATATTCAGTATTATAAGATTGAAACGCTATACCTCCGCCAAATTGTTTGTTATGGAATTTACGCCCTCCTAATTTGCGACCTAAAAAAAGGGCTCTTTCGTATGTGTCCGCCATTTGTAGGTAATGAACAACAAAACGAGGGTTGCCGTTTGTGTCGTTGTTAATTCGTGTAAACATTGTTAAATATTTTGGTTAATATAAAAGCCCAAATTAATGGGCCTTTATTTCGGCTACATTTTAAGCCTCGTCAGTTAACCTAATTCAGGTACTAAATTTTCAACCTCGTCAATACTTATTTTATGGCAACCAACCGACAAAAAACCGTCTTTTATGCCGTTATATGTAAAGTCGCCAACATGTTGACCTATTTGTAAAGTATTATTTTTTAGACGTTGGTAAGCCAATAAAAATACATTTTTGGACATTTTTACGCCTCCTGACGTTTCAACGTTGTCAGTTTCTTTGTTATATCGTAAAAAATATTGACCTAAGTTATAAATTGACGAAACTTTAAACGCTTTAAATTCTAAAATGTCGTCTTTTGCCTTTTCTAGTCGTTTTTGTTCGGCTTTTCTTTGGTTCTCGTCTTTTTTTATTTGCCATGTTTTGAACTCCTCCGAATTTTGGTATTCAAATATCCAATTGGTTAGCTCGTTGTATCTATTTTGTAGCGTTTGATAATCCCATAAAAACTGACTCAAGCCAAAAAAAGAAACGTACTTTTCAAAAATGTCAATCGCAATTTTAGTTTGTTCTATATATCCGTTTTTTAATTTAGTTGCTTTTATTCCCTTTTGTTGACTATCCTTTGCGTATTCTAAATAACTTTTTAAGTTCTCGCAATGTGCGTTTGTTGAGTTCTCGATATCATTGAAAAAACTTTGTACTTTAAAAAATTGAACATTTGCGGGTATTGAACGCCAAACAAGTGTTTGTTGTTTACTTGTTGAGTTAGAATAGTGCCTATCGTTAAAAAATACGCACTTTTGCCCGTCTTTGTTGGTTACGTGTTGAGCTAATTTAAAGTGATAGCCGTATGAATAGATACTATCGTATTCAAAAAACATATTTGAGCCTTTGCCATGTGTTTGAGTTTGATTTGCCCAAACGTGTGTCAATTCGGAGTTATTAAATTTTGTTTTCATTGTATTTATTTTTAGTTTATTTTCATAAGTACGTTACCTGTTTCGCTTATAACCTCCAATGTGTCGGTTTCTTTTATTGAGTCATAAACGTATTCAAAGTCTTCAAGGTTTTCGAATAGTTCGCCATTGTTATATAATTCAATGGCTAGCTTGTCGGCTTCATCTTGCGTTGTCGCTTCAACAAATTTTATACTACTTGTCCAAATAGTACAAAGTTGGTCAAGCTGTACTCTAAATTCCTTTTTTTGTTGTGTTGTGTTTGTCATTGTTTTTGGTTTTATTTGTTTGTTATTTCTTGCCATATTGTTTTGACAAGGGTTAAAAATAGAGTTCCAATAATTAAGTAAATGATAAATGAAATTAGGCTCATGTTATTTTATTTTAGTTAGTAAATAATCTGTGAATACTTTAGCCATGTTACCTAATATCAAGGTAAATAAAGCTAAGGAGTAAAACATTAAAAAGGTGTCAAGGTGTTGCATAAAATTGTTTTTGTTTGTTATTAATAGGACCTAAAGATATGTAAACAATTGCAAACAATTGCAAATAAATAAAAGTATTTTGTTAAATATTTGTTAAGGTATATATATAATTACTAAGTATATTATTATCAATTGTTTAATTAGTAATTATATATTATATTAATAATGGTATATTATAGTAGTAATATTATATTACTATATTAATATACTATTATAGTAGTAAGTATATATTAATACAATAAGGTGAACGGTTTTTACTTTTTGC